GTTCTGCAATCTTCAAGAAGCATTCACCAATGTAATTTGGTATCTGTGGATCTTCTTTTCCATCTTCTTTTGCCTTTTCACAGGCTTGTTTGTAGTCAATCAACGCCTGTAGAAAATCGGCGTTATTCACATAATGTTTCTTCTTTTCACTCATATTTGCCTCTTTTGTCGCTTGACAGTTGTTACATTAGCGGTGTTCCGTTTAGATGATAATTCAGGAGAAATCAATGAATGATTCCTTTCTTCTTCTGACTGATTAACTCCTTGATATCTTCCTCAGAATACCCTTCCGTTTCTTCACCACTCAAATCGATAATTTCTTCTTCAACATGATTGTCGTAAGCGTGTTTTAAATTATCAATCAGTCTCTTATCATTCTTCATCATTTCCATTTGTTCGTGATTGATTGTGTTACCATAATATTCAATCAATGCCTCTTTAGGTTCTAATACACTCAATACATCGTTAGGTGATATGAACGCCATATTATCTTTTATTAGTTCAACTGGCAACCATGGCAACAACATCATCACCGAACCTCTTGGTGTTCTTTTAAATACAAGATGCATTGGATTATCTAGGAGCACTCCATCCTCACTATAAGTGTAGTTCGCAATGATATCTTCACCTGATTGTAATCTTACTATTTTAATGTTTTGTGATTCTATCATTTTTTTAACTCTATGTTATAAAATTTGTAATTAAACTTTTCTTCATCATATATTTTAACACGTTCTATAAAATGTTTCAAGGTGTAATTGGTAAATTTCCCAATTCTAAAGTCATCAGCAATATCAAATAGTGTAGCACTCTCTTTATTATCTCCCAGTCTTAACCCACGGCCGATGGATTGCAAGTTGCGAATGCGAGACTTAGAGGGAGAAGCAAAGATGATGTTGTGTAGGTTGCGAATGTTAACGCCAGTAGAGAAAGTGCCGTAAGATGCCACAATAATTGCATCTTTTTCTTTTTCAGTAATTGAACGGACTGATTCACGGATTTCAGTATCTGTACCTCCAAAGACAAAAAAGATATGCCTGTTTTTGGAATGTTCTTTAATAATGGCATACAAATCCTTTCCGTGTTTTTCAACAAACTGAAACAAGACTAGAGAATTACCATTCAATGACAATACAAGATTCTTAATGAAATTATTTCTTGCTTGATTGGCAACAATATAATTAATTTCATCATTGTAATCCCAGTTCTTTGCCAACTTGCAAGTCTCATCATCATACTTTAAAATGAGACACTTGATGTTAAAATCTGCAAGTTGTTTTTTCTCAATCAATTCGGAAGTTGAAGTTGCTTTATAAACTGGACCAAACAAACCTTCCAATACAAGTCGGTGGGTTTGTGTGCCGTCTAAAGTGCCTGTAGTTCCTATTCTGTATTTAGAGTTCGTGCATCCTGATAGTATTGTTGTTAGAGATTTTGCTTTGAATTGGTGTGCCTCATCACCAAGAACAAAATCAAACTGTTCAAAATATTCGGCAGGATTTTTATAGATCGATTGCCAAGTTGTAATTGTCAAAAACTTGTTGGTGTGTTTTTCTTTACCTGAGTATTGACGATGGCAGTATTCTTCTGAATCGTATCCATAATCCGCAAAATCTTTATACATCTGTTCAACCAACGATGTTGTTGGTACAATTAACAGACCTCTCTTGTGTTCTTGTTGTAAATACCTTACAATCAAATATAGAATGAGAGATTTGCCAGATGCAGTTGGAGATAAAATTAAAATACGGCGATTACGAACCGCATGAACAAAAGACTGTAGTTGATAGTCTCTCGGTTCGTGAGGTAAGCCAAGAGATTTGGCAAACTCTGATGCTTCGTTTAACGAAAAGTTTTCTGTGATGTTTACATCAGAATCAATCTCTAATGTGTATTCTCTTTCTCTACAAAACTTTTCAATGTATGGAACAAGACCGTGGTAAATGGTGAATGAACGCAGATCCGCCAAACGGATTTTACCATCCCACAATCTTTGTTTGAATGCGGGAGTAAATTGATAGTTAGGTACAAAGAATGTAAAGTAATCTGATAATTCTTGTGCTAAACTTTTTTCACACTCAAATTGTATAAAAGATTCATTCTTTTTGTGTAAGATTAAATCCGCCAATTAAACACCTTGTATAAATCTTTCCCATGCAATGAAGTCACGAAGTTGGAAAGTCCTAGAGTTGAGTTCTTTGAGAATACTTTGGCAAACATCAACAATTTCATCATGTAGTATTTTTGAAGCAATGTATTTGTTTAAGTCCTCATCACTATCTAGGTAAGTGTTAATATCAGATTTCAATACAAATGGAAATGGTTCCCATCCGTGTTTCTGCAACTCATCATCATCAAGTTTACCTGTGTAATATTCCCACTTCAACTTTTTGATTTTGTTATATTTGAATTCAGCCTCTTTCGAAAGCAAACGGTGCTTTGAAAGGATATTCAAATACTTACTGTGTAGTTTGGGAATGTCGAGAAGTGCTTTACCAGGTTCGGTGCGATCAATATCGGCATCTTTGCGCCACATTTCCAATAGTTCATCAAGTTTTGTCATAAACAATGCCTCCGTTAACGGAGTATAACACACAATTTTATAATGTCAAGTTTTTTTAGAAAAGTTTTTCAACATCGTAATAACTGTACCTAAATGTTGCGTCAGCAGTTATGATGTTTTCAGGTGAGTCGGTAGATGAAATGATGAAGTTAGATACTGATGTTGGAAAACAATCGTGAAAAGTAAATTGATAATAAGGTTTATTCGAAGAAGAAAGTAGAGTTATTTTGGCAACAGAGTATTGTGGAAAATTGTCTTTAGAAGCACCAGTTGCGATTCGGTGTAAGTTATTTAGGTTGCGATACTCAGAATAATTTTCTGGGAAAGTCATTGCACGAATCCAATCGTGTATTTCAAGCCAACCTTTTAATTCTTCATCAACAATAAAAGTCACATTCAAAAGATCATAGATTGCCTTTTCACCAGGTGCATACAAATCTACAAATGGAGTTGGGTGCATTGCTTCAGATAAAGAAATGCCAGGCACAGTTAATGTTTGACAAAAATATTGAATACTAGGTGCCCGACTAAAGTTTAATTGAAACTTATTCGGATGTAGTGGATTTGGATTAGAAGGATTTCTTGTGATTGCGGTCATTTTAATTCCCGTAAGATATCATATATTTATGTCCAAAAAAAAGAGGGACATTTCTGTCCCTCTTTAAAGACCCTCTTAGTGGGGTTTTGATTACATTAGGTTTGCAACCTTGAATGCACGATAGTAGTTGTTTGACAACACATTCAATGCACCAGCACCTTGAGTTGTACCTTCTGCAAATGGGTTGGCAACTAGACCGTAACGAGTCTTGAAACCAATCTTTGGTTGGAAGTTGTTTGTATCAACTGCACGAACCATCTGTAGAGGAACATATGGGCAGTAGAATAGACCTGCGTCATATGCATTAGAACCCTTGTAACCAACAACTGCAAACTCACGAGCAGAAGATGTTGGAGCATATGGATCGATATAGACCTTGATGCGACCAAACAATGTTCCAGCAAATGTATTGCCAGTATCGTCAACTGTTAGATTGACTTGACCCTGTAGAGCAGAGTTGTAATCAAGAATGCCTGCCATTGCGAGAGCAGAAGCAACATCTGACGAGCAGATCATAATGTTACCCTTGCCTCTACGAGTTGTCTTGGCAATTGTGTTAGCCTCACGCTCGATTTGGAAAGCAAGACCCTTAACTTTTTCAACCATCCAACGACCGTTGGAGTCTGTGTCAAGGTCAAAAGTACCAACATTTGTAGTACCAACAGCGCAACCTGTCTTGGCAACACCGTAAATTGTGCGAACAACTTCACGGTTAATTTCTGCAAGAATTTCAGCAGAAAGAATGTTTGCCAACTCTGTCTCAGCGTCAAGACCGTGAACTGCCTTCAAGTCTTGTGCAAGTTCGATAGAGTATTCTGCCTTTAGAGCACGGGTCTTAGCAGTAACTGTGACCTTCTCGATAGAGAATGCCATCTCTTGGAATGTCAAATCTTCAGCAGTAGCTGTTGCCATTGCTGTGCAAGCAGCAGCGTTGCCAACGAATGTATTGCCTGTCTGAGCGGCGATACCAACTGCAAGAGCTTGTTGTGTACCAAATACACCACCAAATCCTGTGTTGGCTTCGTTATAGAATGCCTCAACAGCGCCAGCAGTTACGTTGGCAGTAGCGTATGTAGAACGCATTGCGAAGATAAGACCTGTAGGACCTGTCATTGGCTGAACACCGCAAACATCATAAGCAATGAGGTTTGGTAGTGAACGGCGAACGAGAGAGATAAGAATTGGATCAAAACCGGCAACTGGACCGCCTGCAGCAGCACCTGAACCAAAACCGCCTGTACCGGCAGCGTTAGCAGGAGTAGCTTCTGTAAGGATAGCGCCTTGCTTGATCATTTCTTGAGCTTGGTTCTCAAGCACAACGGCTGTAACAGCCTTGCGATATGGGTCAGCGATCTTTGGTAGATCAGGGTGATCTAGAACACCTTCCCACTTCTTTTGTAGTTGTTCTGACAAATACATCTAAGTTCTCCTTAAAGTTTGTATTTTGGATTAAAGTTTTGTTTTAGAAATTGCTTGAGATACTGCGGCAACAAATGGATCAGAGATCGCTTTTTGTTCTGTGGTATCTTCTACTTTTTCGTGTAGTTGCTCTTCATTTGCCTTTTTGACACCTGAAGGGAAGTAATTCTCACGAATAGTCTCAAGTTTCTGTTGGTATTCTTCCTCTGTGGAGAATTCTACGCTCTCTGCAAGCGATTTGATTTTTTCAACTTGAGTCGCTGTGAGTCCTTCTGTAACTTCACGGGTAATTTCGGCTTTGCGTGATTCGACAAGAGCTTTCTTGAACGACATACCACGCTCGATTTCCTCGTTGAGTTTGCCTTCTAGTTCTTCAACTTTACCGGCAAGTTCATCAACAAGATCGACCTTTTCAGCAGGAACATCAATGTAATGTTCTGCAAATAGATTGCGTAGTCCAGCAATGAATTCTTCTGTTAGTTCTGAACGCAATCCAGATTCGATAGCAATTTCATTTTGTTCGATCCATTGTTCGACAACATAGTTCAAATAATCATCAACCTTATTTGTAAGGTCTTGTGAGATTTCTTGAACAGTTTCTTCGAACATGGCGGCATATTTTTGATCAAGTTCTTCTTGAATTTGTGCAACACGATCCATAACACGGGCTTCAAAAATTGTAGAAGCCTTAGACTTGAAATCTTCAGAGATAGTAGAATCGTCAGCAAAGAGTGCGTCAATGTCCTCTTTCATCTTTTTCTTCATATTTTTTTCCATTTCATGTGACTTCTCATCAATGAGAGTTTCGTCATCAGAAACTTCTTCTTCTTCGCCCATTGTCTTTTTGCCACCAACTGGCTTGTTTTGGTCATCTGGTGATGCATTAGATGGTTTGGTCGTTGGTGCTGTTGCAGACTTGGCTGCTTTTGCGCCATCAATCTTATAACCAGCATATGGATC